ACTTACAATCTCACCAATAATAAAACGAGTTTGGGATGTAACAAATAATCTTTTATTATCATCAACATCATCAACTAAAACTTTTGCAGTTGCACCAGATGTTTGACCAGTGATAACTTCACAAATATCAAACTTAACATCAGAGTCTTCTAAAACAATCTGGTCACCATTTTCATCTAATACAAAGTTTACAGATTCAGTTTCTTCTCTAATATAATTATTAACTTCACTGAAAGTAATCTCTGAACTTTCAAGAAACTGATAATATAATTTAACAAACTGTGAAAATACTGGATGGTCTGACTGAATAAATTCAGGCAGTTGATTCTGTATATGAGTTGATACTTTATTTTTTACAGTATTGTCATTGTTTGCCATAACTAGTATCCACTAGAACTGCTCGAAGAACTTGAACTAGAAGAACTAGAACTTGTTGAACTTGTTGATGTTGAAGATGCAGTTGAGCTAGAACCAGTATAAGAACTTGCAGTAGATACACCAACACCAGCAGAAGAAGAACCAGTTGCAATGGTATCAACATTTGCATTGATTATAGTATTACCCAAATCAATTTCCAATACTTGATTTCTTACTGCGATAATATCATTCGATTCTGGTCTTACAATTAATCTTACTTTATCAGAAGTTGTACCATCAATATTTGAAATAGATATTATATTCAATGATGTTAAAACAATCTCACCGTTTACATAATCAATAGTTCCAGCAGTATTATCTTGATACACTTTAGTTGTACCATCTGTGACATAATACATTCTTACGTTGCCGTTACCATCATCATTTAAAAACATCTCATTATCATTTCCAGATATATTAAATCCACTAGACACTATAATACCACCTAGTTCTTTATTATGACCAGCGTGTGGATTGTGAAGTGCATTATTAAATGGTACGATATACTTTGTTGCAGTGTTCAATGTTGGAGTAAAATCTTTACTCAATTCTATTGTAGTAATGTTAGATGTAATCGCATCATCAGTATCATCAATCAATCTTGTAAATGCAGAATGTCTATATGCACTATCAAAATTTGTAAGGTTATTCGTATTATAATTTGTAACTGTTGTCAGAACATTTGATATTAATGTTTCTTTCGCTTTAATTGTATTCTTTGAATTATATACGAAGTTGATGTTTAATCTTAACTTTGTATATTCTGGGTCAACAATTTCTGGAGTGACAGATGCAATTGTGTAATTATTTTTTAAGTTTTTAACAATATCTAATTTTGCAGATGATGTAATTGCACCAGTGGTTGGAACAATAGAAATGTACACCTTACCATAAGTAGGAACATCATTATCTTCTCCACCATAAACTTGCACTGACTTTGCATTTGCATATACTTTTGGTACAATCGCTTTGAAATCGTTCACTGTAACTGCACGACCTTGAGCTGCGTAGTCAAGAGGTGCGTTGAATTTAATTGATTGAATACTTTCTTTTTCTGCACCACCAGATGCATTTGAAACAGTTGCAGTTGTTATATCAGTAATTGTAGATATTGTTGCAGATGTTGTAAATGAACTTGCACCGTTCGCTTTTGTTTTATTTGTAACAACATATCTCATACGAACAATGTTACCATCTGATAATGCTTTACCAGTTACACCATCACCAAAATAAATTTCAAATTTATTATCTATACTTTCTTGTAAAAAGTATACATTAGATGTAGAAGATGTTTGTGTACTATCAGTTGCAAGTTCAAAAGTAGTCGAGATTGTGGAAGATGAGTTGTCAAATACATCAACAAGTAAAGTTGTTGTATCACCATTTTCGTCATTAACATAAAACTTTTGGTCAACATTTTTCGTATCTACTGTATAACGATTAGTTACATACGTTCCCTCATAAATTGGAATATTGGGAAAAGACAAAACACCATTTATAACTTGCGTGGTATGTTCTGCAACTGTAACGAACTGGTAATTAATATCATCCATAACTGTAGTAAATACTGTTCCCACTGGAATAGTTGCAGAGGTTAGGTTACCAAAATTATTAAGTGTAATATTGACATTTGCAATTGGTGCTCTTGCAGAGTTTGGAGTATAACCCAAAGTCTTTGCATGAGATACAACTGAAGAACGAACAGATGCAGTATCTAGAAATGATTCGTTTGCAACCATATTCATATTCATTGCAAGGTAATGTGTGTTATATGCAAGTACATCTAACAATGCACTCATACCAGAACCTTCAAAATCATAATCAGTAAAATCTGATTGATTTCGCATAAAGGTTTTTAGATTACCTTTAATATCATCAAAATCTAAATCGGTAATGTCTAATCGTTTTGTTGTTGTTGCCATTATCGTAATCTCTCTAATGTGAATGATAAGTCAATTAGTTCTGCTGGTGCGTTCTGAATATAGAACTCAACAATAACTTCATATTGGTTCTCATCAAACCTTGGAAAAACTTCAACCGAAGTAAGTAACGCTCTTGGTTCAAAGTTTGTTATTACATCTGTTATTTTTGTTTGTAATGCATGAGCTGTAAATGGAGTCATATTTTCAAATAACATATCACGAACCCCAGATGCAATCTCTGGATGAAAAGGTTTTTCGTACTCACCCATCTGAACTAGATTACGCACACTTCTTTTTACTGCAGCTACATCAGTCAAAGTTTGAATTTGTTTTGTAGTTGGATGCCTACCGAAGTTAAGATTTAAATCTTTGTATATCCTAGCAGAACGAGGAGAATTATTAGTTCTCTCTGCATCTCTATAAGCTGGTTGTACTGCCATTTATGCTCCTAAACTCCCTATTGGTTTACAGATATATTCTACTGTATCCCAATTACCATCATGAGGAATTAATGCGTGTTCTAATAACATATCTTCACAAGATGTTCTAGTATCAAACTGTTCTATGTCTTGAGACAAACAAGTACTTCCAGTACATATTGTTAATAGTAACCCCCAAATAACTTCCATGATGAACTCCTCTATTGTATTTATACAATATATCCAAGTGGTTTAAGTGTTTCTTTTTGCCACCCATAACTACTACGTCTAGAACCAGAAGGCCCCCATTGTCTTTTACCCCCAAGGTCTGCGTGAATAAAGTACCCACCATCATTCGCTGGGAAGTATGCACCAATACCTTTAATACCGTGTTTCACTAAGAGTTGCATAAACTTTTGTCTATCTGCAACAGAAGTATTTGTAAGACGAATATCGACAGCTTTACCTTGCATATGCATACTCTTACCACTACCACCAACTTTCTGGTTATAGCCTGGACTACGATACGCAGAAGTGATTGTTAAAGTTCTTCCATACTCTTTTGCGACATTCTCCATAATCTGTCTTAGTGATGAAGAAATACGAGGGTCAGTATGTGGAAGGAAGTTAAGTAGTTTACCATCAAAATTCTTTTGTGTCAACTCTGTATTATTATCATCATCAACTATATTACTTTCTGCTGTAGATGCATTTTCATATTCATTTCCATCATTATCAGTAATCACTTGTGGTTCAGTAGATTGAATTTCAAAGGGTTCATTAGAGTCTACATCAAGTCCAGCTGCAATATCATCTTCTCTACCTTTGATAATCTCTCTTGCTCTTGTATCACTCATTCCAGTGCCAGTAACACCAAATGCAGTTTCCGCTGTAGATACTGGATTAGGGTCAACCTCTGGGGGAAGAGTTGGGTCTGCCAGAGTTGTCGCACCAGTGTCACCAATAAAGACAGTACCAGAACCAGTTTCAATTACATTAGAACCATCACCAGCAGAAATACCAGCAGGGTCATCACCAGTATCAGCAGTATCACCTTTACGAGCTGCAAGTTGTGTTCCACTTGGTTGATTAATCTTAATTGTTGAATCTGACTCGATAGATATTTCTTCAGTAACATCTAAATCGTATTCACCAGTAATAGAAGTTTGTTGACCTTCTGCAAATGTTTCCGTAACTTTCTTTGTTACACTTTCATTCTTAGTGTCTTCATAAACTTCAACTACTGCTTTCTTCACATTCTCTGTCTTAGTATCTTCATATATTTCTGTAACTGAACCCTTGACTGTTTCTGAAAGTTTACCACCAACATTGATAGTCATATCCTTATCAACATTAAGAGTGTAGTTACCTTTAATATTTGTATTACAATTAGAATCTATTGTAAGATTACAAGTACCTTTTACATATGCGTATTTTGAACCAGCGATAATTTCATATCCATCACCAACAATTTTTAGAACCTTGTTTCCACCATCATCAATCTCATAGTAAGAACCACTTTTATGTCTTTCATGAATTCTTGCTCGATATTTTGTATCATCAAATTCACGAATGTGTCCGCTCTCTGTTTCGTAAACATGATTGTATGGGTAGACAGCTTCGTAAGGACTTTCTGGTTCTGCCCATGCTTCACCATCAGCAGTTCCAATATTAGAAAAGATTTCTGCCTTTCTTGTTTCTGCAAGATAGTCTGCGCCAGTAGAACGTCTGTTCATATCTGACTCATTAATTCTTATTGGGTAAGGCCCATATACTGCTTTGTCTTCAGTTCTTGGGTCATGAAATCCAAAGTCTGGGTTTCCAAATTGAGAAGGTTTCCCAGGCAGTGTTCCCATAATCACTGGTTCTTGTAATGTGTCTGGGTCACGAAAGAAACCTATAACCCAACTACCTTCAACTAAGAAAGGCGGTGTTTGACCTAGACCATTCATTGATGAAGTGGTGGTAGGCATCATTACCCATGCCCACGGCAAGTCTTCCGTAGGTATTTTTGTTTTATTATCTGTGTGGTATCCTACTGCACGAACACGAACACGACCTAACTTTGTTGGGTCTTGTCTATCTTCAACAACACCAGTGAACCATATGAATCCGTCTTTACCTTGAAAATTTTCCATAAAGTTATTTAGTGCGACAAATAAAAAAAGAGAGAACCGAAGTTCCCTCTCTTCCCAACCCAAAGTCAACCAAACCGTAGTAAGTTTCCCAATGAATTGTTCTCCTTTTACTTGTATCACCCTTGTCTAATCCGAATCTAATTCAGCGATAGGTACGCACCGAAGTTGGGATATGCGTAGTGGAGTTTTTATTTAAAGACGAAAACCCACTAGAAAAATTAGTCTCGCAATTTCAATTTTGT